AGTGCGCCTCCTTGGAGTTCATCGGCATGGTATTGGAAAAGAAAGCAGGGGCGAGTAAAAAGCAGATCATTTGGTGTTTTCGCCGCCCTCCCCTGCTGCGGCGGGCGGTTCGGGCTTTTTGCGGCGCTTTTTGCCGCTCTCGAGCTGCTTGGCCGTGCGCGCGCGCTCGAGCTTGTGCGCGTAGTCCTGCATCGTTTCGTCGATGCCGACGGTCATCTTGCCCGCGAGGAAGGAGTTGATGTTGTCGTAGTCGAAGGACATGTGAATGGAGCCGTTGGCGATGCTCTCGATCTCCTCCACGGCTTTATTGAAGGGGCGGATGATCGCCTCGTCGTAGTTGCGGTTCTTGACCTCCTCCTTCGTCGGGAGGCCGATGTACTGAATGATGTCCTCCACGCGGACAAGGAAGTTGCCGTCCTCGTCGAGCGGCGCCTTGCGCGCGCGGTAGTAGAGGTAATAGGCCAGACGGTAGGCGTTTTCGGACAGCTGGCCCATCCAGTCGGGAATGAGCTGGTAGTACTGCGTGAGGAAAAGGCGGACGTTCTCGGCAAAGGCGATGTGGACCTCGCCGGTGTACTTTTTGATGTTGGCCTCGGTGGCGAGGTGCGTGATGTAGAAGGACTCGAAGTATTTTTTGTAGGATTCGGCGGTGAGCTTGAGGTTCGTGATGGACTGGACATCCTTTTTGAGCTGGCGGTACGCCGCGTCGCGGCTCGCGAGCCCCGACCACGCCATATAGTCGGCGATGTTGAAGTCCGCCGCGTTGCCGCGCCAGCCGTCCCGGTTGCCGCACATGAGGGTATAGATGAGGAGGCGGTGCGCCGTCCAGGAAAGGTTCTTGGTGTATTTATCGACGGCCTCGAAGATGAGGGTCATCTCGTAGTCCTTATTTTTGTAGGAGATGGACTGGTTGCCGTAGGCGTCGGGCTGGGAGTAGGTGACGGTGATGCCGTTGGAGGCGGGGTGGAACTCGCGCCCGCGCTTCATGTTCGCCCACACGCCGCAGATGAAGTAGGTCGCGGGGCTGTTGCCGACGGTGTCGTACTCCGTTTCGCGCGTGAGCTTCGCCACGGAGTCGGCGTAAATGTCGATGAGGGCCGAGGCGAAGGCCACGGTCTCCGGCGCGCTCTCCCCCGCGAGGGCGGCGAGCCTGTCCGGCGCGGAGAGGTCGTGCTCCGCGAGGAAGGCGTCCATGAGCGGGTAGATGCGCGTGAAGTCGTACTCCGCGCACTGCTTGGCGAAGGACTTCGGCTTGCTTAGCGAGAGCGGCTTGAGCTTATGGTAGGTCGAGAGCATCTCGGCGAACTGGTCCGTTTCGAGGAAGCGCGCCGGCGCTTCGCGGCGCAGCGCGTCGAGGGATTCGGTAAAATGCGGCATGGGGACACCTCCCGCGAAGAAATTGTGGTTTCGGGAGGAATTATAGCATAAGCGGGGGGAAATTGCAAAGGAAATGTGGGCGGGGGCGGGACGCAGGTGAGTTTTGTCCGAGACCCTGCCGCCTCTCCCCTGCCCTGACGGCATTTTCATACGCGCGTGCCGTTGACGATCTTGCGGATCTGACGCTCGGAAAGGCGGAACTGCGAGGCGAGCGCGCGGTAGTTGCCACCGTTGAAGCGGGCGCGGATCTCGCGGTCGCGCCCGTCGCGGCGGAGCGTCTCCCCCTTGGGAATGTACAGGCTCTGCCCGCCGCACAGGTCCACGAGGGTGAGAAAGCCGTCGAGCCCGAGGACCTCGACGAGGTCGGCGTACTCCGCGGGAATGTCCGAGGGGCGAATGGCGCTGAGAAGCTGGATATTGGTTGACATAATGGTGATCTCCTTTCGTTTTGCCGCCGCGAGGGGCAGCGTAATATCAAAGGGGGTATTCTCTTAGTTGAAGAGAACCTGCTTTGCGCGGAGCCGCGCGGGGAGTGCCGAGGGCGGCACGGCAAAGCAAAGGGGATATTCTCTTAGTTGAAGAGAATATCCCCTTTGGAACCCCAAGAGACAACAAGGGGCAAGCCCCTTGACCCCCGAACTGCCGGGGAAAAACTGACTTTTCGGGAACGGTATGGGGGTGCATGGACTTCTGACGATTTGGTGTGCTCCTTGCTCCGCTCAGCCGCTGCTGCGCATTTGGTACGGAAACTCACGTGAGTTTTGTCCGAAACCGCACCGCAGAGCGGCAGCGGCGGCAAGGAGCACACCAAGTCGAAAGCCGCGACCGGCTTGGAGGGCAGTTCTTTGCGCAGCGTGGGCAGCATCGTCCCCGCAGGGGCGGGCAATGGCAGGTCAAGGGCGCAGCCCTTGCGGTCTTGGGGGGTATAAGGGGGCCATTCTTCCGCTGAGAATGGTCCCCCTTTGCTCTGCCGCGGGGTGCGGCGAAAACGGCGGCGCGCCGGCGCCGCGAGGGGGCGTGTCGTTGACTTGGGAACGGCGACAAGGGAAAGGGGCGGAAAAGCGGGCTATGCTGAAAATATGAGCCGCGCCGCTGCCGTCAATGCTCAGCGGGAAAGGGTCCTCCTTTTTTCTCTTTCTTCCTTTTGCGATCCCTTTCAGGCGGCGCGGCTCTGACACCCCAAAGAGGGTGAAATTTGATTACCGGAGGTAATATAATGGCATTTGATTACGCAAAGGCATACCAGCAGTTCATTGACGAGGAGCTGGTGGCCGCGTCCGCGACCGCTTGGATGATCCCGGAGGCGGGCAAGGTGCGCTTCACCGGCGGCCGCGATGTGGAGATCTCCACGCTCTCGACCAGCGGTCTGGGCAACTACGACGCCACCAAGAGCGACGGCAGCGCCTACCCCAGCGGCACGGTCTCGAACGACTGGACGACCTACACCCTGGCGATGGACCGCGGCGTGAAGTTCGCGCTCGACCGCACCAGTCCCAACGACACCAATTTCCTTGCCACCGCGGAGAATGTGATCCGCGAGTTCGCGCGAAACGCGCTCGTGCGCGAGCAGGACGCTTACCGCATCCAGAAGCTCTATGCGCTGGCGAACGCCGACACCGCCCACAAGGGAACGCATATCATGTCCGCGGCGCTCACCAAGAGCAACATCATCGAGAAGGTCTGCGGCCTTTTGCAGACCGTGCGCGACGACGCGGAGGTCATGGACGGCTATGTGGCGCTCGTTTCCCACAAGAATAAGAGCGCGTTCCTCGCCGCGGCGACCGGCACCTACCACAGCATTACATTCGGCGCGGGCGTGAGCATCAACGGCGTGACCTACGACAATGTGATGCTGCTCGACGACCTGCCGTGCATTTTCGTGCCGCAGAGCCGCATGAAAACCGCCGTCACGGTGCAGACCGGCAGCGGCAACAACGGCGGCATCGTGTCCGCGACCGGCGCACAGGACATCAATGTGCTGCTCGCCCACTGCTCCGCGCCGCTGGCGGTGAGCAAGCTCGACTCCATCAAGCAGTTCGGCCCCGAGGAGAATCAGTTCTTCGACGGCACCGCCATTCAGGCGCGCTACCTCTACGACCTGTTCGTGCCGACGAAGAGCGTCGTTTCCCTCGGCGCGATCGTTGAACCCGCGCAGACCGCGGGAGGCAACTAAATGGGCGGCGTGACGCTCTCGCAGCGAGACGCTATTTTGACGAAGGCGGAGGCGCTCGCGGGCGAGCCGCTCGGCGAGGCGGGG